CAACAATGACTTGAGTTACTACATTGTTTTCATCAAGTTGTGCAAAATGTGCCATTTGTTAAAACTCCCTCTTTGTTAAAAATTACTATGTATTTATAAACTTATTTATGTCCACTTGAGAACGACTATGCCTGAACCACCGGCTTTACCCGGATTTGTTCCACCGCCGCCAGCTCCACCGCCAGTTGATACACTTCCCGCAACGCCTTCAGGTGCAGGGAAATTTCCACCATTTCCACCGCCACCTAAACCACCCGTTCCAGGAGTCCCTCCTTGATACGTACCACCAGCACCACCACCGGCGTAATAAACAGAAGCTCCTGAAATAGCATTCAATAAGCCATCTCCACCATTTCCACCTGTTGTTGAAGTTCCTGTTCCACCAATACCTCCAGCCCCACCGCCACCACCAGCACCATAATTTGCACCTGGAGAATCGACACTTCCACCTCCATTATTTCCTTGACCCGGTGTACCTAAACCACCAGAACCACCTCTACCACCTCCGCCACCAGAGCCTCCGGAACGTCCATTTGTTGCGGAATCTGTTAATGCGCCACCGCCACCACCAATAGCTATAATTGTACTAAATGAAGAGTTCACACCATTAGACGCATTCAGAGCACTTGGACTACCAGCACCTCCCGCACCAACAACAACAGTAATAGTTTGTGCAGGAGTCACTCCAAAATTAGTTCCTGTTAAATAGCCACCTGCGCCACCACCGGCACCAGTGCCAGTGCCTGTTGAACCTCCACCACCGGCAACGACCAGATATTCAACTGAAGAAACTCCTGTAGGCACAGTCCATGTACCTGTATTAGCAAAAACCGCTATTTTATTTTGTACAGCAGAAACTCTGATAACTGCAAAACCTGAGCCGCCTGAAGCACCAGCCGGAGCGGTTATTTGCATTGCTCCAGCACCACCTCCACCACCAGAATTAGGTTCTCCTGGAGATGATTGTATTGTAAGTGGTATACCAGCAGCACTTGCACCACCACCTCCAACACCTCCAGCATTGTTCCATGAGTTTTGACCTCCACCACCGCCACCATATGCAGTATTGGAACCAGTAATCGTCGAATAAATTCCAGCACCACCATTAGCACCAAATTGGCCAGTTGATTTATTGCCTGCTGAACCGGCACCACCACCCGAACCTCCAACAGCCTGACCAGGAACAGAGCCATTACTTGCTCCATTATTTCCTTGTCCACTTTTTCCAAGCCCACCTAATCCTAAGAGTGCAGGATCACTAAATACTCCTCCTGCTCCTCCACCACCAGAACCTCCTGATTTACCATTTAATCCGGGAGTTGCGGGTGCAGTAGGACTACTACCTCCACCTCCACCACCTTCTGCTGTTAATAATATAGCATTTGCTGTATTACCAACCGAAAATATTGTATTAACGCCATTAGAACCTCCTCCTGTTCCGCCAGCACCGATTTGGATTGTGTAGAGTTGATTTGGTGTTACTGGATATCCTGTTCCTTGAAGAACACCACCAGCACCACCACCACCAGCAGCAACAGCAAGCGGCCCAGCGCCAACTGTTGCGTTACCACCACCGCCACCACCCGCAACTAGCAGATAATCGATTGATGTGATTCCGTCAGGTACTACAAATTGTCCTGTATTTGCAAATGTGAATATGGTATTTTGTGACTTTGTTCTATAATATTTTAGTACAATAACACCCGAACCACCAGAACCAGCTGGCATAAAACTTGGTGTGCTGCGGCCACCCCCACCACCACCTCCGCCGGAGTTTGTATTGCCACTTGCACCATTTGCGGCAAATGAAGGTGTAACACCCATACCTCCATTACCACCACCATAAGGTGTTCCTAATAAAGTTCCATAAGAAGCATAACCACCACCGCCTCTCTGTAAGGAGGTTACTGAAGCAGCTCCTCCTCCTCCTCCACCAGCGTAAGCGGTGTTTGATCCTGAAATTGTAGAAAAAATTCCAGCGCCGCCATTAGAAGCAGCGCCGCTACTTGAAGCACCTCCACCCCCACCACCAAAACTTCCACCCGGTGCACCGGGTGCACCACCAAATCCTTCTGCTGGAGTGTAACCTCCTAAGTTTCCACTGCCTCCAGCAACACTTAAAGCAGGATTTTGACACCCTCCTCCACCAGAACCACCACCACGACCGGCCCATCCAGCAGTTTGAAGTCCTGGAAACGATGGTGCTGGTCCTGCACTACCTGGATTATTTCCAGCACCACCACCACCACCCGTTCTCCAAATAGCAGGAAATGGTGCAGTACCATACATTCCAGAATTGGAGCCGTTCGAACCAGCAGTTGTGGTCGATGGAGATGAATCACCAGCGCCGCCAGCGCCAATCACGATAGTATATGTTTGGCCTGGAGAAACGGAAAAACCTGTGCCTTGTCCAACTCCACCAGCACCACCACCTCCACCACCATTGCTAACGCCCGGTGCTGGAGGACTGGCGGCTCTACCACCGCCTCCTCCACCAGCAACAATCAAATAATCAGCAGAAGTTACTCCTTGAGGTGGATTCCATGTTGTAGTTTCTGTGAATACTCTAACACCAATTAAATCATCACGTGGCCACGAACCAGCAAGTCTATTCAAAGATACTTCATTTTGTGTCCACAAGCCTGTAGTATCACCACCAAACTTAGCAGTGTTGAGTATACCAATTATTCCGCCGTTAAATCTTCTACTTGCCATTTGTTATGTCCATTTGAGAATGACGACACCTGAACCACCAGCACCAACACCACCGGGAGCACCACCCGCACCACCACCTCCAGTAGCAACTGTTCCATTTATAATTGCACCACCACCACCGCCACCTAAACCACCAGATCCCCTTCCAGGTGCAGCTCCCGCATTTGAACCTCCACCACCGCCGCCGGCATAATATGTGTTTACTCCAGTAATTGTGTTTTGTATTCCATTGCCGCCAGCACCACCACCCGTACTTGCACCAGTACCATTTGTTCCATTAGCAGAAGCGCCTCCACCTCCACCAGAACCATATACTGGTGCACCAGGTGCTCCTATTCCAGTTCCACCTCCAGTTCCTTGAGCGGGTGAAACGTTTGGTATGTTGCCTTGTCCAGCAGTTGGTGTTCCTGCTCCTCCAGCGGATCCACCTCCACCAGAACCACCATTTCCTCCAGCATATGCAGTTCCATCAGGACCATTATGTCCACCACCACCACCACCCGCACCCCATAATGATGTAGTTGCAGTGTAAATTCCAGAGTTTGAACCTGGTTTTTGTGTGCTGGTATCTCCTTCAACCCCTGCTGCACCACCGGCGCCGACTACAATAGTCCATGTTTGTGCTGACGATACTCCAAATCCTGAACCCGCACGATACCCACCGGCGCCACCACCACCACCATATCTTGATCCACCACCACCACCACCACCGACAATTAAATATTCAATCGATGAAACATTGATTGGTACATTCCATGTTGCTGTGTTAGAGAATACTGCTATCTTATTTTGCACTGCTGAAACTCTGATAACTGCAAAACCTGATCCACCTGCACCAGATACTCCTACGGTAGGTGAACTAGCGTTACCAGCACCACCACCTCCACCTCCACGATTTTGAACGGCATTAGTTCCGGGTGAACCTGGCGAACCTCCACCAACGCCACCTCCACCACTAGCATCGACACCACCAGCGCCAAGAGTTCCAGCAGCTCCACCACCGCCACCGCCGCCATAACCTGTATTTGCTCCTGTGATAGATGAGTAAAATGCTGATCCACCAGTTCCCGCAAACGTAGTGTTTGCGTCACCTCCTATATTTGCTGCTCCACCACCTCCTCCACCACCAGTCGTGAGTGCTGGTGCAGGCGCTCTTGTTCCTTGTCCACCTCTATTTCCTTGTGATGAAACGCCTAAACCTCCAGGATATGTGGCGGCAAAGGGTGTTCCAGTTGGAGCGTTTTGGCTACCACCACCGCCACCAGAACCACCAGCCATTCCATTTCCAGGTCCTCCACCACCGCCACCACCAATTGCAGTAAATATTGCTGCGTTTACCGTATTACCTGCGGATAAAACAGTATTTGTTCCATTAGCACCATTTTGCATTGATGATGTATCACCTGACACACCGGCTCCACCAGCACCAATTTGAATTGTATAAAGTTGTCCAGGTGCTACTGGATAACCGGTTACTTGAAGAACGCCGCCAGCACCGCCGCCACCACCTCTAGCTGTGCCACCGGAACCACCACCAGCAACTAACAAATAATCAATCGTCGTAATGCCGTCAGGCACTACAAACTGACCTGTGTTTGCAAATGTGAATAATGTATTTGTTGATGTGCCAAACTTATATTTCAGAATAACTATACCTGAACCACCCGAACCGCCAGCAGAAGTGGGAGGACCACCAGCACCACCGCCACCACCACCTGTATTGACTACACCGACACTACCGCCTCCATTTCGTCCACCATTTCCGCCACCACCAACACCACCAGGACCAAATGATGATGCTTCATTTCCACCGCCTCCGCCACCGGCATATGCGGTGTTTGCACCTGTAATTGTTGAGAAAGAACCTGAACCTCCAGCACATGACCCTGGAGAGGGTGCAGATGGAGCATTTTGTCCAACTGCACCTGCGCCACCACCACCACCGCCACCATAGGGTGTACCTATTCCTCCACGACCACCATCGTTTCCTTGTCCTGGAGTTCCAGAACCACCTAATCGTGAAGTGTTAGGAGCATCGCTATAACCGCCGCCACCACCTGATCCTCCTGATCGACCAGTGTCTCCTAATGGTCCAATTCTTCCTCTACCACCACCACCACCACCTGCTGACCAAACGGCAGGAAAAGGAGATGATCCCCATATTCCAGAGTTCGAGCCATTAGAACCGTTTACGGCTCCCGCTCCACCACCATTTCCTCCAGCACCGATAACGATTGTATACGCTTGATTTTCTACTACTGAAAGTGAAGTTCCTGTTAAATATCCACCAGCACCACCGCCACCGGCACTACCAGCAAGGGTACTGATACCTCCACCACCGCCACCACCCGCAACAATAAGGTATTCTACACTTGTTACACCAGACGGTGCTATCCATAAGTCTGACTGTGTGAATACTCGAACACCTGAAAAAGGTTCAGGCCATAGTCCAACAAGACTACTAATTCCTGCCTCACTTAATGACCAAATACCAGTGGCACCACCAGTTCTAGTTGTTGCATTTACTAAACCAATGATACCACCATTTAAACCTAATGGCATTAGCTAATCTCTTCAAATGATGAAATGAAATGTAGACGATTGTTTGCATCGCCTTTTACTTTGATGTGATCACCCTCTTCAAGATAAAGTGACTTAGATAAAATATCTAATGATGATTTAGCGGGTACAGTAACAGTGTTTGCAATAGCATATGTTGCATTACCTAAACCTGTGCTTGTGTTTTGTGCGCCAAATTTGAACAATTCCACTGACACATTACCAGCGTTTGTACCGTCAACATTAGACACAATCAGTGTGTTAATTTTAAATACTTTGTTTGAGTTGACAGGATTAACAATCACTGACGATGAAACTGTTGTAACGTTGGCAACGTTACTTTTACCTCTAATATCTGTTACGCTAACAATGTTTGGCGCTGCCATTTATTAACCTCCGAATATGATCGAGCCTACAACGCCCGAACTAAAAATTTTGTTATTTGCTGATGATGAAAATTTATTTGGTGTAACAGCACCATCAGCGGGTACTTGTGTTGCCATGACACCATTACCTAAATGATGTGCAACGATGTTGTTTACACCCAGTGCAGGTGGCGTTGTAAAGATAATGTAATCTACATCCAATGTGTAGTCTATGCCGGGTGTTTTATATGAACCGTTCACAAAAACTGCTATAGAAGCAATCGTAGCAGGAATTCGTATCATTGGCCCAAAAGATGTGGCACTGCCCGTACCACTGAAAACATCAGCAGTAAACGGGACTGAAGTTACTTGATTTCCAATATACGACATTTAATTCCTTAATTTTTAATTATTTTTGCTAGGAGGTTCGCCTTCAGGTTTTGGAAACTTGTCGTTGACTTCTTTGATAGCATTATAGAATCCGCTTCCTTTACCTGGAATTTCACCATTATCTATCGCATCATATAATAAGTTAATTAAAACTACAATATCAGGATAATTTACAGCACGATCTAAAAAATGCTGCCAGTAATCGATAAACTTATTCTGATATTCTAGTTCTTCAAAAATTTCTTCTTTTGTTGGTGGCTTAGTGCCAGTTTCATCTTCCCAACGTGTGAACTCAAAATGTCCACCAGATGCAGACATATCATATCTTGCGTGTGGTCGAAGTGCTTTAATAGCAGTATCGATACCACACACAAGTTTATTGTTGTTACCAATTAAATATTGTGCATAAGAAATTTGTTCAGTATTCATTCACTCACCTTTAAAATAAAAATATTTATGCTGTGTTTTTAAGTCCATCTGAGAATGACGATTCCAGAACCACCTGTTCCACCACCCGCACCGCCACCACCTGCACCTCCGCCACCACCTCCAGTTCCAGCTTGACCTTGTGGAGCAGTAACACTAACGATTGTGCCGTTCGCACCACCACCAAGTCCACCCACACCTACTGGAGTAGAAGTAAAATTTCCTCCCCCACCACCGCCTGCGTAGTATATTCCCGCAACACCAGTGATAGTATTTTCTAATCCAACACCACCATTACCACCACCTCCGGGTGAGTTCTGACCTGCCGCACCAGCGCCACCACCACCACCACCTGCAAAAGGACCCAAGTCACTAGGTGAACCATTACCACCATTGTTTCCCTGTCCCGGCGTTCCTGTTCCACCCGCTTTTGAACCACTAGGCTCACCACGACCAGCACCACCGCCACCAGAACCACCATTTTTACCTCTGGTTTGGTCAACGGGAGAGTTTGGCGAAGCATCAGCACCACCACCGCCACCACCGATTGAAGTGATAGTAGCAAAAGTCGAGTTTGAACCGTTGATACCCGGTGCACCATAACCACCCGCACCACCCGCACCAACTATAATATTGTGTGTCTGTGCGGGTGTAACAACATATCCTGTTCCTGCTCTATAACCACCCGCACCACCACCGCCATAACTTGAACCACCACCTCCACCACCAACAACAAGATATTCTAATGACGATACTCCAGTGGGCACATTCCATGTTGCTGTGTTAGAGAATACTACAATTTTGTTTTGTGTAGCAGAAATTTTGATGACAGCAAAGCCTGAACCACCACTACCACCAGTTCCTCCATTAGGAGCGCCACCGCCGCCACCACCTAAATTGTTTGATCCTGTTCCACCATTACCAGCACCACCTCCACCAGTTCCTCCAGAAGATGCGGGACCAGTGTTGTTTCCACCACCTCCGCCACCAGCGTATGTAACAGATGAGCCCGTTATAGTAGAAGATGAACCAGCACCACCGTTACCAGTAGATACACCAGAAACACCGGCAGCACCAGCACCGCCGCCTCCAGAAAGTCTATAAGCTGGAGCGCCACTATCGGTTGAACCACCATTGTTTCCTTGTCCAGGAGTTCCTGCGCCAGCATTACCATTACTTGCTCCACCACCAGAACCACCTGCTCTGCCACTACTTGCTGGCGAACCGTTACCACCACCACCACCGCCGCCACCAAATGCGGATAATATGATAGCATTTGCAGTATTACCCGCAGATATTACTGTATTGACTCCATTTGAGCCTTGAACTTGTCCACTTCCTCCTGAGCCACCAGCACCTACCTGAATAGTGTATAATTGATTTGGTCCTACGGGATATCCAACACCTGTTAAGAATCCTCCTGCACCACCACCACCGCCGCCAATACCAGAACCACTGCCACCACCACCGCCACCTCCAGCAACTAACAAATAATCGATTGTTGTGATGCCATCGGGCACTCTAAATTGTCCTGTGTTTGCGAAAACGAATGTTTGATTGGTTGAGTCACCGAATGTGTATTTGAGAACGATGATGCCCGAGCCACCATTACCACCTGGTACATTTGCTCCCGGCGAACCACCCTCAGAGCTACCTCCTCCTCCACCACCACCAGTGTAGGTATTTGCTGATGCTGCTCCAGGTCCACCATTTCCACCACCAAATGGCGTTCCATTTCCAGGTGTACCGTAAGATGCATAACCTGCACCACCTTTACCACCAAGTGGTTGATTTCCTCCTCTGCCACCACCACCACCACCAGCATATGCTGTGTTTGCACCTGTGATTGTTGAGAAGATACCTATACCACCATTGCCTCCAGCTCCAGCCTGTCCATCTTGACCAACACTACCAGCACCACCACCACCAGCAGCGCATCGTGATGGTGCACCATTTCCTCCATCAAATCCTTGACCAGATGTGGCCAATCCTTTTGAAGGTGAGGGAGCATCACCACCACCTCCACCACCAGAGCCACCAGACATACCACCTTGATATGCAGGATTGTTATCATTTCCACCTCTACCACCACCAGTGCTCCATAATGCTGAAAAAGGAACAGCACCAGTGCTATAAATGCCGGAATTGCTTCCGTTTGAACCTCCCGTAGGATCACCCGACCCCGTTCCACCCGCACCAACAACAAATGTATATGTTTGATTTGGTGTCACATTAAGTCCAGAACCTTGACGAACACCACCTGCACCTCCACCTCCACCTCCACCACCTGCTGAATTATTTTCACCAACACCACCACCTCCTCCACCAGCAATAACAAGATATTCAACTGATGTTGTGCCTGGTGGTGCTACCCAATTAGTTGTTTCTGTGAAAACTTGCATACCAACATTTGGGGCAGGAGGAGTAACGGGAGTAACAGCCGCACCAAATCCTGGCACGGTCATTCGTTTAAGTGATACTCTACTTACAGAGATTCTATTCAGAGCCATTTAAAATTCCAATTAGTAAATTTCAGTACCAAATGCTGAAAAAGAAAGTAGTGAACTATTAGCGTTGACTGAAACAATTGAACCTGCATTGAGGGTTACGCCAAGTGTTAATGTGATAGCATCACGACCTGGCACATTAACACCATATGCGATATAACTTGCATTAGAAACAGCAACACCAGAAACATTTGCTGCGATTCTGAATGCAGCGCCACTAACAGAATTTTCATCAAGATTAGCAATTGTAATTGACGAAATGATTGCTGAATTACCAGCAGGCACATTGTATAATGTAGTCAGCACATTTGCTGTTGGATTTGTTTGACCTAAAATTTTATATGCTCTTGCCATTTGTTAGTTTTCCTTTTGTTTACATTCCACCAAATAAAAACGAATCATCAAAAATGTCGGCTGGTGTACTAATTTTTTCGCCTGTAACTGCGTTGTTTGCAATTTTAGTTTCTGTGACTGCATTTGTAGCAAGTGCTGTTTGCGTGACTGAACCAGGAGCAAATTGACCTGGAATATATTGAGTGTACACACTTGTCGCAAGATAAGTGACAATGATGTTATTGGCACTAGATGCTGGTGCTTCTGTAAAAGTCAGAACGCCGGCTGCAACTGAGTATGAATCACCTGGAATCTGAGAAACTCCACTCACCACAACAGAAATAGTATTAGCATCACTGATAGTTCTACCAAGAGTAAACTCTGTACAAGCACCAGTACCACTAAATTTTTCCACTCCTAAAGTGTAAAAACTAACCTCAGGAGTGTTTCCTATGTATGCCATTAACTGATCTCCAGAACTGAAACTACAACATCAGCAGATGATGCAACTGAAGTGTTTACTTGTAAATAGTCTCCCGCTTCAAGCACAACCTTTTGATCACCACCAATAGGCACTAATGCGCCGCCAGGAGCGACTGTGGCATCTTTGATTAAAAAAACGTTTCCTGTAATAGTTCCACCACTTAGGCTAACGCTTACTGAAATTGGAGTAGTAACCATATTGGCAACCGTCATTCCAATTACCGTAGATTGAACACCTGCTCCGGCAGCATAAACATTTTGCACTGATGTTCCAACTGATTTCAAAGTTGAATTTTTAAAAGTATTAGCCATTAAAACCTCTGTTTTTTATCTATTTATTTAACCTAAAGCAATCGCAAATGCAATTGAAGAATCGATTGCTGCTACGATGGTGTTGTAAATTGCTGTATTTGCTTGTCCAGAAAGAATCGTGACATTTGCATTTGTGACGCTTAAATTTGGTGCAGTTATTGTACCAGCTACAACCAAATCATTGAAACCAATTGAGTCGAGTGTTGTGTTACCGGAGATTGTCAGATTGCCGTAAATGAATGCATCACCACCAATATATGCATTCGAAGTAATATTTGCTACGGCAATATTACCACCAACAACCAAGTTTCTAGTAATATTGGAAGTCGTGCCGGTTACTGTTAAGTTGCCTGGAACAGACAGTGAACTGAATGACAGATTGATATTAGCAATATTTGCTAATGGTGCAGTTATACTGCTACCAACATTCAAAGTTGTTGTAACATTTGCTACTGCAATGTTCTGAGTTACAACTAAATTGTTACCAACGGAAGCATTACCCGATATACTTAAATCATTAAAACCAATATTGTCAAGGGTGGTGTTTCCTGTAATAATCAAATTACCAGAAATTAAGGCATCACCACCAACACGCAGGGCAGTTGTTACATTAAGCGTCTGAACATTACCAGTAACAACAACATTACCAAAAGTAAGATTGCTGATCGTAGCGCCACTAAAAGTCAGATTACCATTGCCAATGACACTTCCAGAAATCAGTGAGATGTTTGCTATGTTACCTGTATTTGCTTGCAAAGTATTGATATTTGCAAGTGTGCGAACGTTTAATGATGCACTAGAACCTTGAACGAAGATGGAAGAGTTTGCTATGAATCCACCATTGGTATTATCGGTAAGAGCATTAGCCGTTGCTACCAACAACGAAGTTGTGGTTAACCACTCTTGGAATGTATTTGCAGTGGATAATTGATTAATTGCCATCTGGTTTTCTCATCTCTATCAAGCTACGAAGAAGTATTTTAATTTCATCAATATCTTCTTCCAACTTATTTACTTTGTTTTCTAATTTTAATTTTTCTTCCATCTCTTTATTCTTAATTTCAACCTGAGCACGATATGCCTTTAGTTCTTCAACGTCAGTATTCAATATAGCACCACTATCTAAATCACGATAAAGGTGCTTATGAGATTCTATTTGAACGTATGGCATATCATCACTTAGGTATAATTGTGCCAACCAATGTTGTTTCTGGCAAAGCAATCACACGAAGTTGAGCAAATTTTGGAACAGACACAGTGCTCGAACCATATAATACAACTTTAATTTGGAACATGGCAAAATCTGAATGTGGTCCAGTTCCAGATACAGATGTATATCTTATCTTGTTTGCTGGTACACCAGAATCTTGTGTGCCTGGAGCAAAAACGGCTTCGAAGAAATCATCCCTGTTCACAGAATAAAGATTTTTACTGTCTGATAGTTCCGTCATTAATTGCCAGTTATTGTCATCAAAACGACTAGGATCAGATTCAGCCAGAATTTTATACCAAACAAGAATTCCAGCACCAGGTGGACGATATAGATCCATGTAAACACGAAGATCGCCAGCATCAAAGCCTGTTGCAAGTGGAACTTTTTTAGTGATATAACGAACATCACCGTTACCACCAGTTGCTTTATCTTCACCGTTATACACAGCGGTTGCAGTTACGCCAGCTGATGATGCAATAGTAATTGTGGGTGAACTTATATAGAGATTACCTGGATTATCAATAACAATTTTATCCACAGTTCCAGCGGCGGTTACATTCGCATAAGCGTTTGCTGTGCCATCTCCACCCGTTCCGATTGTTACTTTAGCATTTCCTGTATATCCAGAGCCGCTATTTGTAATTTGGAATCCTGTATTCTTCAACGGAAGATTATTAATCTTGTTTTCAACAGTCAACAGATTCAAACGATTGATGTCAATCATTGGAGAAATATCACGATTTAGTGTTGACATAACAACTCGTAATTGGAATGTGCTGTTACCTGTTAGAGTGTTCAGTATTCTTCTACCGTTGTTATCAACATCTACTTCATAGTCAAAATTAGGTACAATTGGTAGCAGAGTGTGCTGACCACCAGTTTGTTTCTCTGAGATAAACTCGTAAGAAATATTAGTGTTTGCAATTACAGCATCAGTTGACATGACTTGTAAAACATCATAAACAACATTTGCTGTTACATCAGACATATCTGTTTCCAGATAACCATATCCGACATCATTAGTAAACACTCGTTTCTGAATAGCAAACATTATATCGTTTTGTTGATCTGCCGTCCATACTGCGCCGTTCTGTGATAAGAACAATGAACCAGTGTATGGCTGCTCAGATATCTTTGCACCCGTTACAATATCTGTATCATTGATACCTGCAATAAATGCTTCGTATCCTGTACTGTTAGACAGAAGAACAAAAGAATGTTCACCTGGTAATAACAGAACTGGAATATCAAACTTAAACTCAGTATACTTCGTTGAGTCAGTAATACTTGGCGTCAAAGAAATCTTAACCTTATCAGGTGTCAATACTTTTTCCGCATATGGATATATTTGAGTTGCTGAAGGATATCCATTAACAACAGGACGAATCTGACATGTTACAGATTCAGTTGCGTCTTTCGTTTTAAAGCAAACACGAATAGAATCAACAACAATACCTTGTGGATATTGAGAAGCATTAATTAAGAATGTTTGTGCAAGAGGATCAATATAAGCAACAAACTCTGTTGTAGTGGTTGTTGTTGAAGAAGTACAAGCCGCTCTTGAAGATGCCGAGAAAGATTCTGTTACTTCCCTACGGGTTACTGTTGGTACAAACACCGTCACAGAAGTTTCTTGTTTAGTCTGAACGATACCAGACGCATAGAAACTTGTATCACCATTGGTGCGTGAATTCTCCAAGTTACCTACTTCATCATCAATTAAACGGAATAGTTTTTCACCTGTTCTGAATACACCATCAGGACAGTTAAAGATACCTGCACAAGAACCATATGCATCTGTTTCAAGTAAACCGATAGAGTAATCAGATGTTGTGTCTGGTGTCGTAGTTAGACCACTAACAGTTGCATTTCCTGTTGATACATCATATGCCGTAATTGTACCAGATTGTCCAGCACCCGTATTACGAATGATATAAAGTGTTTGGCCAACAAAATCACCAGTGTTTTCCGCACCAAACACGTTATTTGCAAGTGAAATGACTTTTACTGTTGATGATACCGATGAACCACCTCTTGCTCTACCGACACGATGATACCATTTATTGGCACGATATGTTTTACCCGATCTACTGCCAACTGCCCAAATACCATTGGTCAATAATTGATTCCAAGAACCGAATGTATCAAATGCAGTTGGTAAACTTACGATATAACCTCTATCACTTGCAGTATGAACCATACCAGCAACACCAATCAGTGTATCTGTTGGTTTCAATGCAGTATTTGATGTTGCAGCATATAAACTCACAGTCTCTTGATTTGAAAGAGGTGTGCTGAACTCTAAATCATTTTGAGTAAATACAAGGCTGTTGAGAACAGATATGTAATTATCAATTTTAGTTGCATCAAAAAATGCATGTAACGATGTAAATGGCTTGAATCTTTCTGCAATTACCAGAATATTCTTTTGTCTCATGTAGTGAACAACTGTCAAATCAATTACACGATCACCGAACGATCTTGTAAGTTGCTGTGGCACAATTTGAGAAAGAATACCTGTGCGTGATGCCTGAAGATTCTGTGTTAAAGATATTCTTGTTGTTGTAGTTGTTGTAGTATCTTCAACAATTGCAGCTCCAGTGCCTCTTCCAGTTGCTTCTTGTCTTGTTGTTCTGTCAACCGTAGTTCTTCTTCGATTAAAATCTACATCGTCCGTTGTTGTAGATGCACGAATGTTAGTTGTCCACTGTGTATTCCATGCGCCCCATGTTGTACTTTGAATTGATGACCATGCATCACGGGCGGCATTACCACCAGTTAGATCAATGTTCTGTGCTTCTCTTCTATCGTCAGTTTTCCAAACATCAGAAGGTGGATCAAGTTTAACTGTGCCCAAATAATTGATAACATTAAATGGATTTACATTGATTGCTTTTGATGCTTTATTTTGTTGAATAAATGTCGTATTTGAAGAAGCAAGCATCAAAACTGGTCCATTGATTTCAACATTCGTATCATTTACTGAACGACTTGAAACCAATCTTGTTGACGCAATGTTATATGAGCCTCTACACAGTCTAGAAATAACATCAATTGCCGCTGTATAATCTGGACTTGTAATATCAGATCCAGTTTGATCGGTAAACGAGTCAACGAAAATACCATTTTTAGGACGATTTAAACCATTAGCATCTCTTACGGTACGATCATTCTTATTGATTGCTGCAAGTTCGGCAATAGATAATGAAGTATAAATCTCAAGATTCTGAATACGCTTATCCAGTTTTGCAATATCTCTCATCGTATATCTACGATTATTGAAGATATCAATTTGTGTCGAGAATGTATTGTACAGATAAGGTGGATACTTCAAAACATAAAGCGTCATTGCATCATCTGGTTCAACAGGAACGACTGGATTGATGCTTGAAACACCTTGTAGTATTTTGAACTCACGATTCTTTGTTAGTACGACTCTATCAACACGAGGCAAATAATACTCATAATCAGTGATGATGTCTAAATCTGGTTCAGAAATTTTTGTACCAATATTTGCTTCGTCAGCATCAAGAACAAAATTACTTGCTGTATAAGTGTCACTCTGTCCTAAAGAACCAGCATCTCTACGAACCGGTCTAAAGTCCAGATAATCTGATAGTTTGTATATCGCACCATCTTGAGAAACAAAATTTGGTATTGCACCATAATCTAAACCTAAACCACCATTTTCTTCTGATCCTAAACGAGTGTATGAGTCTACATTAAAATAACCAGAGCCAGATGATGTAAATCTATTGTAACGAACAAGCAGAGGACCTCTTGGTGCGTTTTGACCAGGTTTTAATGTAATAGAACCCCAATCATAGTATGAGTCTTTTTGACCAGTATCAAATGTATAGCGTGAGGTCACATTGATATATGCACCAGCCTCGTAATTTGCCGTGCTGATTGTTGTGCCAGCAAAATCTAGAATAGCATTGATGGAGTGTAAATCTGAAGCAAATAAGGTTTGTGGGCGTCCCGCTCTTTTTTCCAAGAATGCTTCGGAAATAATTGTCTGCCCATCCGGCGACGAAACAAAAACAGCACTATTACCAAATATGTTGTTGGCTCTACCACCAGCAGGATCAACTAAAACTGTATTTGCTTTTACATATCTTTTAGTTTTTGAGGTTGGATTCGATGAATTGATTGTGGCGTAGACATTTACCACCATTCCAGTTATTGCTTGCGATACTGTGATTGTACGAGCGGTTGTATCAACACTAAGTCTGTCAGAAGGTATAGTTTGTCCTCTGGTATATACGGTACTTGTAATTGGATCACTTACAACAACTCTGTAATATTGTCTGCGTGATGCTTCAGTTGGTGCCGCTTGTAGTGATTCTCCTGTGCCATAAGAAAGTGCCGAAGATACTGTGCCAGTGAAAGTTACTCCCTGATACAATTTTTTATATGCAAAAGAAAAATCACTTATAGTGTTATCGGCAACATTGCTTTCACCGATTTTAATCAATAAAGGTTCTTTTCTTCTTTCTTGTATTGAAACTGGTTGAAACAGCGGTTGATTTAATGATAAAGAAGAAGGCGGCGCACCAACAGACTCATTCTTAGACATGGGACTAATGTTTGCAGAGGCAACTCTGTAAAGTGCTGTGTTCGTTCTGAGTAAAGATTCTGCACTCTCAATCGATGTATCAATAATTAAGCGCCAATTCGTCGTAGGAGCAGTTGTAAATGGAGGATCAACTGCTGCCGTCCATGTTGAACCAGTATATGCAGTAATAACACGTGGAGTGTTATCAGCAGGATTTCCTGAACTGTTCACAACTCGTAATGTCATACCTTTGTATGCATCATTGTTTGCTGCGAAATTAGTAGGAAGTAAAATTGTAGTTGTTGTGCCTGCACCAGATGAGTTATAACCATAACCATTGTTAGCACCAATGGAAGCAGTGTTTACATCGGTAACATAAAGTTTGTAAATATAACTATCACTATCTTGTGTATTTCCTGACGCTGCATAAAACTTCTCTATCTTCACTCTTGCTGTGCCAATAGTAGAATTAGCAAGAATGTTTGTATTTACGATACCGACAGAATTGTATGGAATTTGTCCGGTGTTAATTGAAAGAATTGCTACATTGTCATATTGATTTGTAGCAAAGTTACCAAAATAACTATTCGCATACAAGAAATAACCATAATCGGATGTAATTCTCTGATTAATTACAGCCGCTTTTTCTCTTGGTTTCGGAATAGAAAGTGTTGTCGGTGCAATCGTTCGATAATCATAACCTCTGATGTATGCTTTACCAGAACCTAAAATAACATTCGCATATGCTGAATTTGCTGCACTATCAGTTAATGAAATTTGGAAATTATCAATAACATAATCGCCAGATTCATCATATGTGCGACGGGCTAGTTCATCTCCAATTGGACCATAGATTGGTGTCTGAATAACTTTTTGTGGAGTTCCTTCAGAGAATTGTGCAAGTTCAATAAATTTTGACAAATCGGTACTATCAAGAGCACGATTGTCGAGTGTAAGTTGAATTCTGTAACGATCTGCACCAGGTGCTTGGAAGTTTGATGCACTCTGTGCAGGATCAAGAAGAGTTGTATCTTCTGTGTAATCTACGATATCTTCGGATACAACAAAACCAATCAGAGCATTACCATTTGCGGAATATTTACTTACTGCAATTGACTGAGGTTGATTCTCAACGAAGAATCCATCATAGTAGAAAACACCAGATGCAACTGAAAATGCTTTTGAATTGCCGTATGCACTTACGTTTGCTGTAGTTGCATAGTATGTGATTGCAGTTGGATCACTGTTTGCTGTATAGATTGTTTCGTTTTCTGTAAAAGGATCACCATATGATTGCGTAATAATAAAGGTGATTGGCTCGCCCCTTGCTTCATTGGAACTATATGATCTTAAAACATATGCTCGTTTTGTATTTGCAGCGTTGACAATAACTTTTTCATTGAAGTTATTTGCTGAAATGTCCGCACCAGAAAATGTAGATGTGATATTAAGATAATTACAATTTTGAATCGTGATTTGACCACCAGTAACTACCGAACCGGTTTTAAAAATATGATCACCAAATTTTTTGATTTGATCTTGTAAGTTGGTTTGAATTTGTGTTAATTCACGGCTTTGAACTGCCTGTCCAGGCTTAAACAAAGTACGATAATAGTTTTTCTGACCGTCAAAATCATCGTAATATGGATCAACATTAAAATTCGTAGTTAATGGCATTTAATAACCTCTAAAATCTAACAATAAGTCTTATGTTTTCTGCTTGACCATCAAATCTTCTTGTGGAAACATCATTTTCGATGTATAACATATCTCCACTATACGGTTCAAATTCTGGGTCTTGTGTGCTAACCACCAATCGACTTACACCAGAATTAGCACCAATAACAGGAACACCAGTTTGGAAAGTTCCTTTTACATTTGTAATTTTTATTTCGTTTGAAGTTTGATTCAAAACAAAACCATAAGACACTGCATTATTTGCACTGATTCCCTGATAGACGAATTCATCTAAAGAATAACTTCCACCAGGAACTAAAGTTAGTGTTCTTGTTTGTGAAATTACGTCACTTGCATTTGCTGAAGTAACGACATTGGCATCACCATATTTATGCGGATTTACAAAGATTCCATATTGTCTAAACGTTGTATTTGCTGGTATTTTGCCACCTTCAGTGGTGTCGATTTCACCAATTCTGCTGCAAACCATGACGCTATTAGCCATTAATTCTCTGGCTGGATTGTTCGCATGTCCGTATTTCATGTCCAAAATTGCTCTGGCCAGAGCATTTGAACCAGTTCCAAAAATGAACACATTGGCACGTGAGTAGCCAGTTCCAATGGTTGTTACTGAAATCTTTTCTACATTTCCTACAGTGTTTATTGTGGCAGCAGCAACAGTTGATGTTCCATCACCATCAAGAAATATTCTAGTTCTCAATTGTGCTGCGGTTGCTGCTGTGTTTCCGCCACCCGATCCTGATGTTGGAGTTGAAAGTGTAAGTTGTGGCTGTCCCAAAACAACCCCTACGCTTTGTACATAAGAACCGATTGTGATACCTGTTCCTGATATCGACATGTTTGCTGCGACATTTGTTGTATTTGCCAATGTCAATACTGTGCATCCTTCTGTGAATGCGTCAATAATACGAACATTGTTTTCATAATAACCATTACCATTATTTGTCACGACAATAGTCGTTAATTCACCATCAATTACATCAAGAATACTTGAACCGTAATCTAATTGAGTTATGGATGTTGGAACAGGAATCCATTCATCAGTTAAAAATCTATTTGATGGTTTAACATTGAACATGTACTTCCAAATGTAACCATCAGATGTGGCAATATTACCATTCGATGAAGTATAATCACCACGTGGTTCTACAGTTGAAGATATTGAATTATTGTTTGACAGACACTTATAAACATTTCTTTCCGATGTCATTACATACATCGGTTTAACACTCGTTGGATTTAGTGTGACAGTCAACGATGCATTACCTGTGTTTGGAGCCGCTGTTACTGTATCACCTCGGCCGTACACACCATTTGAAAGAACAACTACATTTTGAATAGCGCCATTTGAATGAACATAAATTCTGGCGTTAGCGGAAGTATTACTACCTGTGCTAGAAAAAGTAATAAAACTGTTTACACCATAAGAACCTGAGTTAGCAGTTACGGAAAAAACAATTTGTTCATCAGATGTCGCAAGACTTTCCAACGAAACCAAATCATCATATTGTTTATAATATGTGCCTGCTGTCCAGTTAATTCTAGGAATAACTAACTCTACATCATTACCAGTTATTTTTTTGGCGGCATACATGTTATCCCATGCCGTCTTTTCGTCAAAAGTGGTGTCACTGATTATGGTTGGAACATCACCAGATGGGTATTCAAGGTGTTTACCTATGAAAACATATCCAATTTCTGGAGCGGGTTCATAAAACGATTCTTTGAATTGAACCGCAGCAATATAAGCTAATTTTTTAGAAGTTACTGATGGCATAATTTTTATTTATTATGGTATTGGAGTATATCCATTTAACACTATCACTACATTGGCAAGTCTTTCAATTGCGGCTTGTAAAGTTGCGGGTGGTGATGTTGCCCACAATTCTGTTGATAAGTTTGCTGCTGTGTATGCTTCAGCAGTATTCGCAGCAGCAAAAGCACCATTAGCATAAATTGCAGCAGAATTTGCTACATGACTTGGTGTATTTGCTTGTATAAATGCGGCATTAGCATAAAACGAAGTAGAGTAAGCAATATCAAATGCAGCATTAGCTTGATTAAATGCTGCCGTAATACTGTTGTTTTGTGTCACATCTGTTCCTGCCGCCGCATTCGCCACATCGAATACTGAGTTAGCATGAATGAACGCAGAGTTGGCATGTATAAATGCTGCATTGGCATAAGAAGCTGTAGATGCACTACCAATACTGTCATAGTTTGTACCATCTTCTGTAAATGTCCATTTGTCGTTAGATTCATTCCACAAAAGATACACATTTGCAGAACTGCCTCTATCGATTTCTAATCCAGCATTTAAAGATGGAGCAGCCGATTGATCTATTGCAGCGTTTAAAGTAAGTATATTATCCGCAACTAAAACGGTTTGGGTGTTAGTGTAAGTCGTTACACCAGTTACGGTTAAATTACCAGTAATGGAAACATCACCTGTTACTATTCCTCCACTATTAGCACTTAAAGAATTATTTGCACGAATGAATGCTGCGTTGGCTTGATTGAATCCACTATTAGCATGATTAAATGCCAAGTTTGCCTGTCCTTGAGTCACATCCATCAATGTATCTAATGTTTTCACGGACATTTTCCTAGAAACTGCTAAACCGGTTTGAGTGTCAGTTACCAGTAAAAATGTCTTTTCTGTATTCGATGACGGTGTTGTTAGTTCGGTTAGTTCTGATAATTTAACTGTTGTCATTTGAAAGCCTAATCGGTTGTGAAGATAATACCATCTTCAGTTTCTATTTCAATACCATCTTCTGTATAAACAGATTTTGGTTGATAAGAGAATATTGCTGTTTGTAAATTCGCAGTCTGCGTAAATGCTCCAGCAGTCGTAATCAATATCGCATTATTTCCAGCAGAATTCGGTCTAATTGTTGGTGGATAATAATACGCACCATTGCTCGTAACTGTTATTTTACGAATCGCACCATTAACAGTTCCAACTGGCATCGTTCCCGAACTATTATCATAAACTTCTACTGTGCCTACTGCTGCTGTATTTGTCTCAACAAAACCAACATCAATAATCGCAATCGTTTGTGTATTGGCTACACCAGCAGTTGTAAATGTGGCATTTGTAAGAACATTACTATTTGCTGTAAAGACTACATTACCGGTATGCAAACCATTTGCAGTTGTCGCAACTACTAAACTTGCAAGATTACTTGTGTTTGCATTATATGATAAAGAGAATTGCGTTCCATTTCCATTTGCTGTTGTGCCACTAACTGATGGAGTGCTACTAATTCTATGAATAACCGGACCCATCACAATAGAGAACACCGCATTTGTATATGAACTGGTTGAAATGGCAGCAGTGTTTTCATAATATGTCAAGTCTGTATAGACATTTGAAATATTAGGTGTTACTGTGTAAATGCCATTTGCGAACAGAGACACATTCATGATATGACCTGTCGTGTTCACATATACACGGGCGTTTGCTATGTTTTGAGATGCGTCGGGTGTTCCGATTGGGAACGAAATCCAACTGTTCACAGCAATAGCACCAGCGTTTGCTGTAATGGTATGAACACCAGGATTCACACTGATATTTTCACCATTAGCATACAATCCGATATTATTTATCTGTGATCTGACAATAGCTCCAGTAGAATTAACGACTACTTGAATATTGGCTGGAGTGTTTGCGCCACCACCAACAATTTTAACATATCCATTTGAGAACCCAGTTCCGCCAAAATTAGGCAACAACGGCAAAAGTTCTGTGATTGAAACTGGAACGCTGTTTGGCGTTGCAGTTGGAGCGGTTCTATATAGTCCTGGATTTGTAACAGTAATGCTGCGAATCACACCATTTGATTCATAAACTTCAATCGTAGCATTTGCGTTGACGATTGGATCACCACCAGAGAATGTAACAAAACCATTTTGATGTGATGCGCCATTGAATGTTATTGCAGGATTTACAGAAACATTTGGACCCACGCCAGTAACGGAAACAGGCCATGTGTTCGGCACACCAATTAATTGACCAATTGTGGTTGGTCGATCTGCGGTAGTAATTGTAAACACAGCATTACTATATGAAGCAGTGGAAATGGCAGCCACATTTTCATAATATATTAGATTCGTATAGACATTTGAAACTTCTGGAATACTACGATAGAATCCATTAGCGTAAATGGTTACATTTTCAATATATCCCGTTGAATTGACAAAAATACGAGCGTTTGCAGAATTTGTTGATGTATTGTATCCCAAATAACCATCAAGATTTATCCAACTGTTTACAGCAACAGCACCGTCGTTTGCAGTAATTGAAGTTACTCTTAAGGAGTTGGCGTATAAACCACCATCTCGTATAGTGATACTACGAATTGAACCATTTGACGGATAAACTTCAGCGGTTACTACTGCGGGTTGATTTGAATATCTTAAAGTTGCAATAGTAAAGACAGCATTAGTATAAGACGATGTTGATATTGGCGTTGTGTTTTCGGAATATATTAAACTTGTGTAGACATTAGAAATTGTAGGTGGATTAAAGTAAACGCCATTTGCATACACAGTGACATTCATAATATGTCCAGTTGTATTCACAAACACACGGGCATTTGCAGAAATCAGATTGCTTGAGCCAATTATACCAATGTTATTACTAAAGTTAATCCAACTGTTCACACCAACTGCGCCAGCATTTGCTGTAATTGTCGCAATGCCTGTATCATTGAATACGATTGTACCATTCGAGTGTCCTAATCCTGTATTAGCAATTGACATCGTATGAATGACAGAGTTTGGTGTTGTGTTTGGAAAAAGAACAACATTTGATTCATACAATCCAGAATCACTTACAGTAATAGAACTTGAGTTTACTGAACCGTTGCTAGAAAAAACATCAAAAGATATTTGTGTTTCTCTTGTGGGTGCACCACCAATTGGTATAAATTTACCCTTTGTGTATCCTCTACCGAGATTTGTTACTGTTACAGTATTTGAATAGAATACCAGATGAGGATCTTCAAAAGGTTCTGCAATAGGCTTGTCGGAATACAAACCACCAGTTGTAAGTGTTACTCTTCTCAGAGCACCATTCGATGGATAGACTTCAGCATTTGCAATCGCAACTACACCCTCTTCGACATTCTTGAATACAATAATACCATTTGAATATCCAGAGCCGTTGTATCCTGGTCTAATTGAAAGACTTGTTATAGTGCCGCCACCATTTGAAAAAACTAAATTGCCATTTACATATCCGTTTCCAGAGTTAGCAACAACAACATTTGCAACCTCACCAATGGTCAACATTATTGTGTTGCTCAAAATTGTATTGACAGTTCTAATTTCTCCATTAACGGCAATCTTTGTCAATCGACTTACTGGTTCTATAATTCCCAAATAAGCTGCTGTATTGAACTTTGTATTAATTCCAGTAACTACAATGCTGCCGTTTCCAACATTAACTCGACCACCAATTGTTCTAAATTGTTCATCTGTTGTAACATTTTTCTTCTTAACGACAATATCATCACCCTCAATTACTTGCGATTTTTTATATTCAGAATAATCTACCATTCCTACAGGATGTAGGAGTTCTTTTAATAATTTCTTATATTTGTAAAATTCAATTTTTGATGATAGAACATAAGAATAATCAACAAAATAATCTTGACCCTGAATCTTTCTTTCCATTGAAGAAATGATCGAATCAGATGTCGTCCATCTACCCTCTGTGGTAATATAAGATTGTTCAACTTCTGCACGGACTTTAGCACCAACTCCATTGGCACTTTCAACTACACTGACAGGAATGAATTCGTATCCTGAACCAGGATCAACAACATCAACTGTAACAATAGAACCAATAACACCATTACCAGTTGGTTGTAATTGTTCGCCATCTGAAGCGATTGAAGCAATTTCTATGTTTGCGCCAACACCTGTTGGAGAAGAAACACTTACAGTTGGAAAATTGTTTTGAATATATCCTTGTCCACCTTTAGGATAATAATTAAATACTCCAAGTTTTTGATTTGTATGTGCTTTGTTGAATGGATTGGAAGTAATGCCATCTATATCTTTAACGGACAAAACTGTGTCTGATGTGATGGTTGCAACCATTCTTGATTCACCATTAACATCAATTATATCACCAACTTTTAATTCATTCGTAAATGATGTGCCAGTTCCTTGCAGAGAAGATGATGGAGGTGCGCCAGATAAAGACACTGTGCCGGAAACCCTGGCATTTGCAACATCGACTCTTACAATAGAACCAATAGCGTTGACGCTACCGACAACAGCAGCACCACCTTGACCAAAAGTCATGATTGGGCTAGGTCCAAAAACTACTTCATCACCGACTTTATATCCATTCCCACCATGATTAATTTTAAAAGAACCAATTGAACCTAGACTTTTTACAGTTCTATAATTTGTGTTTGGTCCATACAGGGCGCCAAATGCATCCAAAGAAACTGGTACATCTAGTGGAACACCTGTAATAAGAATTTTTACATTGGTGATTGGGCCGACAGTTAATCGGTCGTAAGATAAAGCATCAATAATTCGAGTGCTTGCATTTTCGCCAGTAGGAATATTTGCGTTTACAAATCCATAGTTCGTACAACTAATTACAGTATTTGCCGCATGAATGCTGCCGTTAAACGAGCCTATAACATCAGTTGATACTAAAAAGTTGTTTGCAGATTTTGTGCCGCTAGTATCAATACCGTCAACAAATGCTTCAATAGCATAAATTCCATTTCCTGATGGAATAATCGGAGATGTGTTTGTGAACACAGCACCGCCTACCAATGATACTATGGAAGATAGTGTTCCAGAAAAGATTTCTGAAACTGTTCCTGTGGCGTTTACAGAAGAGTTTCCACCAAATACTGTGACTTTATCTCCTACAAGATATCCACTTCCACTATTAACAACTGTAAATCTTTTAATTACAGAAAATGTGGAAGCACGAACTTCAATCAACTCATCATTTGAGTCTAATATTGGAATCGATACTACTTCACCGTTTAAGAATGTTCCTCTGCGTGATTTAGCATTAATTAAAAGTTCAACAGGCAAACCTAAGTTGAATGTGTCGGAAATAATTCTGCGATTCGCATCTTCAATGATAGCACTTGCGCCAGATGACAGACCTGTAACTTTACGATTTACGAATAGTTTAAAATCAAAATCTCTTATATCTACTTTTATTTCAATATTATTTTGAGGAGCAGTATTGAATATTAATTGGCGATATTCTTTATTGACAGAATAATCAACATTAATTTCTTTTAACACTCCACCAACAAAAACGGTAATATCTTCGAAACCAATTTCTTGTGGTAGAGGAAATATTTTCTTTGTTCCGTCACCCTTATAAAGACAGAATGTGTCTAAGTTAATACGAAGTTTATTATCGATTGTCCATTTACTTGCCGACGGCTTCAGAACATTATTTTTAGGTAAAAGAACTTCTAAATCTTCACCAAACACTAATTGAAATAAAAGTTTAAAAGAATTCTCTGCGCCTTTTGAACGATACAGTTCAACTAGATGTTTGAATAGAAGTGCTTTGTTGGCCTGAACGTCGGCAGGAATTAGAGCACCGTATGTATTATAAAAACTTTGTTCAAATTCGTCAATTGAATCGTCAACATCTTTAATCGTGCGTAAATTTTTAGAAACGGTCGTCAGATCATTTATTTCTGTTCCCTGTTTTTGTTCCAAAAATTCATAGTATGCTTCCAGAAACGCAACGAATTGTGGATATTCGTCACGAACAAATTCTGGAACTTGTCGATTTACAAGTAAAGACGTTTTTAAATTAGTAGTCATTATGCGGCTTGCAGAGTTGTACTAATAGATGTCGGATCGTTTTCGTCAATTGTAATAATATTATTTTTGATTGTACTTAGTATTCCTTTTTCTGATTCAATGGAAAGACGAACATCTCCATCAACTGAATCAACATCTTTGATTAGAATGTTTGATATTTTTACGACTCCTGTATCGTAGTCAATTTCACCCGCATTATCATCTACAATTTGACGCTGTGCCCTTGCATCATAATATACAGTGCGAATAGTGCCAACACGACCATCAATAACTGCCGTAGCAGATGCTCCATATCCACCTCCACCAGAAATTGTGACTGTTGCACGTGTGTAATCAATACCACGATTTGTTACATCAATACTTTGAATTTGACCGTTGACTATTACAGCAACGGCATTAGCACCCTCTCCATCACCCTCAATCGTTACTTTTGGTTGGCTAATATAGTCTTGACCAGGATTGATAACTTTGATTGAACTGATACCTGAGAAGGATTGTGGTATCTCATCAAATTGAACTTGACGATCTACACCTCCCGAATCGGCAACAGTGAAGAACGTAGATTCTAATTTGTTTCCAATGGTACCTCTACGGAGTGGTACACCGAAATCAATTGTGTAAGGAACTGCTGCCGTCACATCAGGTGTAAATCTTTTCTGCACACGTGTAACTATTGTGCTACCTAAAATAGTATTTCTATCTACAGCATCGATTGCATCTTGTACTCTAGACTCAACAAACTTACCTGAGAATTTATCCAAATAAGTTGTTTTGTATCCTAGAATTGCATTTCTAATTGCGGTTTTTAGTTGCTCCTCAGTCAATGTAGTTTTATTTTTATCGTAACTAACATCTGCCGAAATCAATAGATATAAAAATTCTGGATCACGAATAATTGTTTGCACTGCAACGACTGCTTTAGGTTTGATAATCTCATCAATGATTCTTTGTTTTTCCGTATCAGACAAATAATAATTTTCTTTTGGTTTCAACGCAACGTATACTGTGCCGAAAGTTGGAGGTGTTTCATCTTCACCGCCCCAAACAGATACCGAAGTTACCGATGGATAACTTTTTTGAATGTATGTTTCATAGTCTTTGAATGTAACCAAACGATTCTGAGTCGTAAACTGCAATGGTGCAGCAAACTTGATATTGTCAACCGATTCACGCTCTGCACCACCAGCGGCTTCACTAACTGCGGTAGTTGATAAAGAAGTATTTGCACCAGGATAATTTTGTCCCAATGAATCAGCAAGTGGTAATGTCTCTACGAAATTGTTTGCCTTATTTGCAGCATCTCCATTCGTAACAAGATATGTGATGTTTACGATGGAGCCATCTGGTATACTTTTACCAATTACACCACCACCAAAATAAATTTGATATTGTTCTGCTTTACCTTCTTGTAAATAAAAAACCTCAGATTGTGTTGTTGTATTGCTTGCATCAGTCGCCAGTGTGTAGACTGAAATTTCAGTATTTGTTGCAGATGTTTGAACTGCAACTGAAATTGTTGTTGTGTCTATGCCAGTATCAGGCAAAGTAAAAATTTGTTTTGGATTTGTTGCTTGATTATGATTATAAGAATATGTTACTAATTGACCCTCATATATGGGTAAATTAATAAATTGAAACTGTGTATTCGCCTTCGTTACTGTAGTTTCGTTGAGTGTGACAAATCCATAACTTACACCATCAATGTCATTTGAAAGAAATCTATAACCTTTTGGAATGGTCATAGTTGCTGCTGCATTTGAACTTGAATTAGCTGTGAAGTTAATTAAAGCCCTAGGTGCTTTACGAGAATAAGGAACATAACCTAATGTTTTTGCATGTGATATTACCGAATCACGAAGTAAAGCTGTATCCATGAACGCTTCATTAGCAACCATGTTCAAATAGTACGCTTGATAATGAGTATTGTAAGCAAGGATGTCAAGCAAAATTGACAAGCCTGAGCCTTCAAAGTCGTAGTCAGAAAACTCTGATTGTTGATTTAAAAATGTTTTTAGATTTTGCTTGATTGTATCAAAATCAAGTTCTGTTACTCTTAGTCTGTCTACCATTTTTATCTAATTCTTTCTAAGAAGAAATCAATAGTAATTGGATTTGGATTATTTACAATCAAAAAACTTAAAGAAACTGCGTATAGATTATCATCTGGAGATGCTCTTACTTGAACATCAGTAATAGAAACTCTTGGCTCATAATTACCAATTGTTTCAAATAATGCTCTCTCTAACTGTGCAGCAACTAACGGATCAACGTTTTCAAATAAAAGCGATCTTATTCCAGAACCAATTTCTGGTCTAAAGGGTCTTTCGTAAAAATTAGTAGAGACTAAGTTTTTAACGGAATTTATAATTGCAAATTCATTGATGTGTTTAGACACATCTTTTTTTACAGGATGTATATTAAAATTTAAATCCAAATCTCTGAAAATTCTTTCAGATGTTATTACTGGATTTCTTGAAGTTATTGTGGTTGTCATCTTTTATTTATTCAACCTCCGGCAAAAACATTTCCCGAACCTGCTGCTACTGAAGTGCATCCAGATATGGCATCTCCAACACGGCCAGCGCCCATTCCATTAACTTTTACAGTAGATGAACCAGATGCTATTGGTGCTGCATGTGGTGGACATGGTGAACCTGGTAGTAAATGCACAGTATTAACATCACCTTGTCTAGACCAAGGTATACCATTAACGTAAACATTTGGTGATCCTGCTGCCCTCACCATACCGGAGCAATGTGCAACATCTGCGTCACCTATTCTAGTTGCTGCGGGCACGTTCTCTCTCCATTAGTTTTTGTAATCTTTCGTTCCATAGCGACATTTCATCATGCTCATCGTGTGTATGGGGTGCTGGAGGCATTTCAGGTAAAAACTTAATTACGTTGTCGAACTCTTCTGGTATATCTTCATAATTATGATAAGTCTTTAACTCACCATTTACAAGTATTACAAATTCATGTGCCATATTAGTTTAGATCAATTCTAGGTGCCTTAAATGTCATGTTACCACCAGAAGTTACTTTACATGTTCCGCCAATATCTGCTTGAAAGTTTCCACCGACTTTAAGTGTGGCATTTTTTCCTACATCTACTGTGGCATTACCATCAATATAAACCGTAACATCACCTTTAACATATACTTGTTCGTTGCCAATAACAACTTCAAATTTATCTTTTTGCACTCTTTCAGATCGTGAGCCATCAGGTGCCCATTCTGTGTAAGAACCTGAACGATGATATACATGTACTCGTTCGGCTCCTTTAGTATCGTCAAATTCTAATGCATGACCAGACTCAGATTCATACACATTATTGTATGGATATTTTGCAGCATAGTAAGAGTCTGGTTCAACTTTGCTTGCCTTCTTTGATTTCTTTGCTGCTACAATTTCTGATGGATAATCTGAATCATTTCGTGCAAGTCTTGATGTTGTTGGCTCATCTAACTTACGTGGGTAGTTTGTTGCAGACTCATACGGCTTCACTGGCGCAGCAGAAAGTTGCGCCGATGTTCTAGGGTCAGTAAACGCTTCTTTTGGATTTGCTGATCTCAATGGTATGCCTGGAAGAACTCCCATCATCACAGGCTCTTGTGCATTCTCATCATCAACGAAAAATCCAAACACCATATCACCTTCTTTTGGTGCGTAAATATTTGACATATTAATTGGCACACTTGGTATTGCCCAAGGTAACATATTTGTTGGTAGTTCTAATTTATTTCCTGAATGCCAACCAATACATCTAACACGACAACGACCTAGTTTTAGTGGGTCTTGTCTATCTTCAACGACACCAACCCACCAAACAAAACTGCCTTTACCGGCAAAATCATATGCACTGTCACTCATTTATGCTCTTTTCAATAATTCGTTTTGTTGTGGATTACTTGTGTATGTTCTTGCGTCTGTTGTTGAATCGGTTGCAATTTCAATTAAAGTTTCGTGTTTATTATTAGTTAGAGTATGTCTTGCAGCAACAATTAAATATTTTCCATTTAAAGACACATCATCATTTTCTGAGCCTTTGCTCTTACGACTAAACCCAGAAGTCAAAACTTCTACATTAAATCCAGATGTTAATTGAAAATTTCCAGGCATCACAACTCTCATTCTTTTGGCAATCAGATTCTTAAAAATTGCTCTTCTTTGGAATGAGAAATTTTCATAATCTTCAATTTTAGAAATTGAATCAGGATCATTTTTTTTAATATACGAACTATTCTTTCTATTTGTACCAAAGATGCTTAAAACTTTTCGTGAATTAATTGAAGTGTAATTAGTTGTATTGTCTTTGTTAAAGATTTCTGTTTTGTTTGGATTTTTATTCAAATGATCAACCGAGTTGTAATGGTCATTGAACGTTATATTTTTTTCATTAAAACTTCTTGTAAGAGGATCAAATCCAATAAACTTACCAGCATTTACACCACTACGAATTTTATCTATTGAATCGTTTTGAACAACTAACTCAAAACCTCTGGCACTGCTTATCTCATTTAGTGCATCACCATCATTGATGTTTTTAGGATCAAATTTAATTCTAAGAATAGAATCTTTTTTCAAAAGACTTGATAGTGATGTATAGTTATATCCAATTAAATTAGAAAAGAAAACAAAACTGGGCGCATTTTTATTATCAACAGAACGTTTGGTGCACCACTCTATTGCATCTATTGGGTTGAGATTAGGTATCACAACTTTTTTAATTCCAAAAGAGTTCTCAAATATACCTTTTTCATTGTTCTCCAATTTCAGGTAATTTTGCAAAATCTTTTTCACGATCTCAGAGTAAGTCATCTGATAACTTTGATTCACTCTTTGTTGGCTTGAGAACACATACTCATCCGCAATAAAATGTAGAATATATTTCTCGGTAGATTGATTTACATTCTTTCGATCAGTTTGTTTGTAAATTCTAAATGACTTGGTAAAAGACAAAAAGTTAGATGCTTTTTCTATGTCGATGAATATTACTTCAGAACCATCAAAGTTCAAAGCCTTAGACAAACCAACAGTATCAGTTATCAGGATATTTCCAGATAACATTGGCATAAACAAAGAATCATAAATGTTAATTTCATCATACAAAGGTGCAACGTCAATTGCTCCACCTTTGGTCATAATTGAAATTCTTTTTACTCTAAACTGTGTAGAGTCTTTTAAAGTGACTGTCATTATCTAATTATTTCTTTAAATTCTTCGAATACGTCAGAAACAAACTCCGGTTTCAATAATTTAATTTTTCTCTTTTTTTCATTCTCTTGCATTTCATACTCATAATAAGTCAATTTTTCTTTAGCCACAATCTCAGTGATAACTGTGCCATTTTTTAGAGTGTACTGATTGCTACTTGTCTGTAGATTTGTATAAGCATCTTCGTCTATCTGAATTTTTTCTTTTATAGTTTTATTATCCGCAGTTACGGCGTTTGTGCTTCTTGTGACAATTTTATAATAAGAGTGTACATTATTTTCACTTTGTGCCCAAGTAAGTCCAGACTGCACGGTAGTATTTGCCGCACCATTTGCTGCATACTTTTGATTCACATAGTCGGTAAAATTTGGATAGTTTAATGGCCAGTCATACTGTGGATCAATAATGTTATTGAAGTTCAATACAATCCAATGCCTCTCTGAACTACCATAAATTTTATATGCTATCGATTCTGGTGTATCAGAATCTTTTATATCGTAAGGATAAAAGATTGTAGAATTCTCTTTTAGAGATTGTTCAAAAGCAAAACGAGCAGTAATATTTGTTACAATATCTAAAGATGTTTGCTTATCAGAATCTACACTATAAAAAGTTGAAGGAAAATAATTGAAGTAATTTGCCATTTATCCACCATTTGCCCAATTATAGTTCGTGTAAGGTTCATTTGGTACAGCACGAACATCAACACCTAATGCGTTTGTTTTGGAACCAACGGCACTATCAAAATCTTCTTTAGTGATGTAAGTTGTTTCTCTAAACTGTAAAGTCATTTGAATACCTACTGGCATACCTGTGCGACCTAAATCTGGATTATTTTCACCTGGCACTTCATACGCAGCCCATCCACGTGGCGCATAGTTCACTTGAATGTTTTCGAGAACACAAGATGCGATTGGCGGTATATTTGGATTCTGACGACCAGCATAATAGAATTGAATATCAAACTCAGAAGGTGGTATCAAAAGGCCTGACTGTTTGCCAGAAATTTTCTCTAATTCGGGTGCTTGGTGAAATCTAAATCGTTCAATGATCTTTTGAACTTGAAGTGCTTCTGCCTCATCACGTGGCCAAAAGAAAAACTCAAATTGAAACTGACGGAAATCTGGTGAGTTATAAATCAATTCTAGCATTGGATTTACTACACGACCAGTTACACCAAAAACACCAAGACGAGTTGTATCTTGTGCACCAGTTACACCACCAACAAATCTTTCAGCAAGTGCTTGTAAAGCACCCGTCTTTTTGATTGCTTCTAGTGCGGCTCTACCGCCACCACCCGGTGCTCTGTAGATATCAACCAAACCAGGTAAAGCAACAAGTGCTTGTCCTAATAATTCTTTACCAGGTGACAGACCATCATATGATTGACGACTATCAAATTGAACAGTGTCGGGCATGTATAAAGCAATTGAATCTGTAGTCAGTTGCGTTTTGTTGACAAAACCAAAAGGTGTTTTGTCGGTAATTCTTTTTATTGAGTTGGTGATATTATCATTTGTTTTTTGTTCACCACCAAGAGAAACTGAATTTGGTTGAAAAAAGTTTGAAATAGCACCTGAAACTTTTTGACCAGCGGTGCCAAACTTATTATAAAGAGTCGTATTGAAACCGGCAATTTGATTTTCTAAACTTCTGTTTATCCTATCGGCAAATGAATTTTTAACTTTACTAGAAGAAACTCTTCCAGCAACAGAAGTTCCTTTTGATAATTGAGATTGAATATTTTCTTCTGTCTTAGCATCAAAAACTTGACCACCACGATTTTCAACAGAGAACTGAGTTTCTTTCTGCTGACGAACAAAGAAGATCATGTAATGTCCTTTGTCAGCACTACCAACATCCAAAGGATATTTTAGAGCATTCTTTTTGAATGTACCCCCATCGACATTTTCAAGCGCAGATAGAGCACCGAACGTGCGCTTATCTTCATAGTTAAATCTTACATCTGATAGACCGAAAAATGCCATGAGAATTCCTAAAAGGTTGACTA